GAGAAGGATAGCGGACGATGCGCCGGACGCGAACTCGGAGCAGCAAGCTGGGCCCCGGGTGCGTCTGCGTGACCCCGCGCCGGGACGCCGTCTAGCCTTGTGCCATGCCCGCAGAGTCCTCGTTCGATGTGTCGTGTAAACGACGCATTACGTATACAGAGGACAGGCAATGAGAGCAGGCATCGACGTCGGCCCCCTGTGGGTCAGCACGGATGAATGGAGCCACCGCCACCACGAGTACGGGCGCCGGCGGCCCTGGGGTGCGGTCCGGCTGCTGCTGTTCGGCATCCTGCTCCTGGCCGGAGCTGGCATAAATATCTACGCCCTGACGTGGGCCTTGTGGAGCCTGGCCGGGGTCCTGCTTGTCCTGGGAATGGCCCAGTGGAACCAGCGGAAGGCAGCCGCACGCGCGCCCGTGCGGCCAGCGCCACCGCGGCGGTAGGGCAGCAAAAAAAAGACGCCCGGCCACCAGTCCCGTGATGGGGACCGGCGGCCGGGCGCTTTCGTGTGTCCGGGCGGTTTACCGGCGGCCTCGGACGAGCCTCATGACCTTCCGGACCGGCCACGTCACCACGTAGGCGGCGACCGCGGCCATGCCGATCAGCCAGGCACCGAGAAACCCAGGATCCAGATCGTGCGACTGTTCGTCCTCGGGTACAGGGTCGGTCATACCCCGGACGAGGCGAGGATCGCGAGCACGTCGGCGACGAGCTTCTTGCCCAGCGACTCCAGCTCCGTCTTCGCGGTCGGCAGGTCGGCCTCGACGGTGGCCTCGATGTCCTGCTCGTACTTGGTCACCAGGCCCTTGATCTGCGTCTCGGCCTCGGTGACGCGCTGCAGCGCGGCCTCGATCTGCTTGCGGGCCTCGCCGGTTGCCTCGGCGGCCAGCTTCTCCAGCTCGGCCCTGGCGCTTTCCAGCGCCGCCTTGATTGATGCCAGCATGTCGTCTCCGTTCAACTGGGGCAGGAACGTTCAGGGGGTGGCGCGTCCGGTTAAGCCTTATCAGGCGGCCAGGACGAGACGTCGCAGCATGAACCGGAGGACGTCCCGGTCCTGCTTGCTCGCGTTGCAGCGGCGGCAGATAGGCGCGAGGTTGATCCATTCGCCTGTCCCGCCGCTTGCTACCGCGATGATGTGGTCTTTCTCGATGCCTGGCCGTCCGCAATAGACGCACGGATCACCGTCGATGATTCTGGCGTATTCGACCGCCAAATCGTCGCCGTTTATGAACTCAACGGCGTCTGGACGGTTAACCGCGCGCCATGCGCGCCTCCGGGTGTTTATCTCGTCCCGGTGCGATTGGGCGTAGGCGCGCTTTTGCTCTGCGTCGCATGGGCGGGTCCGTTGCTTCTCTCGATGGCAGGCCTTGCAGCCCTTTGGCTTGCCCTTGACGTACCTCATGTTCGTCCCAGGGTCGTGGCTACAAGTCCAGGTAACTCCTGGGTGGCGAGGCTGGATCCCCTGCTCTCGCCTCTTCGCAGCCATGCGCTCCCTCGCGCAGGCTTTGCAGTCACCGCTCTTACCCGATAGGTTTTCGGGCGTACGTGGGTGACCATTGTCACAGAATGGTTTTTCTCCCCGTTTGGGTATGCCCTCTTCGCGGCGCTTCCGTTCTTTCCATTGGCGCTGGTATTCGAGCCGCTCAGGAGTCGCCACGCATCCTATTTTACTGCGTCAGACCACAAATTGCTTGTAGTCAAAATAGCTCGCGAGGAACTGAAGAGTGCTGGCGTGAACCCGGTAATCACCGGACAGGCCAAAGGAGGTCGACCACGAGTTGCGCACCTCGATGATGGTCTTGTCCAGCTCGATGCCGTTGCTGGTCTGGGCCAGCTGGACGATCGTGTGCGGGGTGGTTTCGTGGCCGCCAGCGACACCGGACGCGACCGCCTCATACAGGGCATCCAGGCTGCCGTCACCGTCGACGAACCCGTCCGAGTCGACAGCCATCCACGAGTTGAACCACGGGCCGCCCATGATGGCGCTCCCGGCCTGCAGCATGGACAGCAGGTTGGCCGCGCCGGTCGCGGTCTTGTAGTCAGCGATGCGCTTCTGGGCCAGCATCTCCTTGCAGCAGTACAGGCCCGTCGACCCGCAGTCAGTCGGCGGCCACTCCTGCGCCGGGTCGCCGGTCTGCGACGTGCACGAGTGGTAGAAGCGGATCGCCCACACCTCGTTGCCGGTCAGGTCTGTCGCGGACAGGCCAGCGGCGGTGAGGTCCTTCCCGGCGACGTGCAGCCGCTCCCCGTAGTGGGCGGTGGTCGACTGCGCGGTACACGAGCCGAGCGCGTCGACCCGCGCGGCGCCCATGACGATCTTGTCGGTAAAGATGCCCTGCTCGATCAGGTCCTCCTGATCGAGCGGCCCGAACGCCATCGGCCAGGACACCTCCCGCAGCGGCTCGCCGCGGTGCAGCTGCATCCGGTCGAAGTGCGGCGGCTCCGCGACTGCGAACTGACCGAACTTCGTGGGGGTAGCGCCTTCGTACACGATGCCTCCGGGGCATGAGAAAAGCCCCCTGGCGGTCGCCAGGAGGCCGGGTACGGGAATGAGTCAGGTCACGGGAAACGCGGGATGAGCGGGGCCGTGTCAGCCGGCGGGAGTGCCGACGAGCGCCCCGAGGTCGACCGTGGCCGGTGTCGACGGCAGGAAGAACGACCACGGGTCCTGGTCGACGCCGGCCACGGTGATCTGCACGGTCCAGAACCAGAAGCCCGTCAGGCCCTCGACGGTGACGGGGCTGTCGGTCGGCAGGAGCCGTAGCGGGCCACCGGAGGAGCTGAGGAGCTGCCCCCCGGTGATCGCCGCGAGGACGGGGGTGTCTGCCTGGAGCACGGGCACACCGGAGGCGTAGACGCTCGCGGACGGCGTGAACGTCGCGGTCCCGTTCAGCGGCTCTCCCGAGCCGTCTTCCCAGGTGCCGGTGATGGTGACGTAGGTCAGCGACATGGCCTATCCCCCAGGCATGCGAAAGCCCCGGCACGGGCCGGGGCGTGGGCGGGTCTTTATCGGGTCAGCGTGACGGTGATGGTGGCGTGCGGCGGCCCGGCTGGGGCACCGTTGGCCCACAGGTGCGTTTCGTACCGGCCAGCGGGCAGGCCCTTGCCGGTGGGCCCGTATTCGGACGCCCCGGTGCCGGTGACCGTCTGGTGGCTGGCCAGCTCGCCGGCCGCGTCATAGGTGAAGACGCTGTACCCGGTGGGCTTCTGGCCGGACGGGCCGGTCACCGGCTCCCAGACCAGCGTGTAACCGTCGCGGGTCTGCTTCACGACGTGCAGGCCGGCAGGTTCCGGGAACGTCCAGCCGGTGTAGCCCGCGATCCACGAATCGAGGTCCGCCGTGGTGCCGTTGAAAGCGTCCGCGTCGACGCCGCCTTCGGTCCCCCACTGCCAGAAACGCCAGGTCTTCCACTTCGCCGGGGCCCACTGGGACGGGCCGGGCGCAGAAGAGGAAGGCCATGCCACCCACAGGTCATAGTGCCCGGAGGTGGCCACGAGGGTCTTGGCGACGTCCAAGTCCGTGTAGGCGACGATGGGGTGCTGCGGGCCGGCGAGGGACCGGACCTTGTCGCACCACGCCTTCACGTCCGCGTCGGTGACACCGGGATAGTCGGACGCGACGACCGCGAGGATGTCACCCGGCCTTAGCCCGCCGTTGGCCTTGATCGCATCCACGTAATAGGTGCCCTGCGCGGTTGCGGACGCCGATCCGACGAGTTCGTGGTAGCCGCCGCGAGGTTTCCCCCACGACCCGAGGACCGCCCAGTTGCGGGCCAGGTGCGGGTCGATTTCCGTCAGGCCGTTCGTGACCTTGGTGAACGCGAAGCTAAGGCCGCTCAGGTCCGCGGCGGTGAGCGGGGCCTGATAGGCGCTGTAGTCGCGGCCTTCCGCGCTGGCGGTCATGGTTGCTCCTTGATGGGTGCGGTCCCGGCGGGGTCACCGTCCGGGGCGTCGATGGGCACGCCGAGCAGCTGGCAGACCCGCATGGTCAGCGCGCGGTCGGCGCGGATCTCGGTGAGAGCGGCCTCGTTGACCTCGTAGTCGTGTTCGGCTTTCAGCCGGTCCCGTTCAGCGGCGCGGTTCTGCGACAGCAGGATCAGCGGCGCGGCGTAGGAGGCCTGCGTGGAGAAGATCAGATTCAGGAGGATGTACGGATACCTGTCGAAGTGGATCGCGTCTGTGAGTGCGAGCGTGTTCAGGGCGAGCCACGCGACGATAAAGGCCGTCATCCAGGCGATGAACCGTAGCGACCCAAAGAACGTCACGAAGCGATCAACCGCTCGGTCCACGCGCGAGGGATTGTCGTAGAGCGCCTGATTGACGGGGTGGCGATGAACAGCAGTCACCCCTACCCCCTCTCTTGCTAGAATTAGAACGTGAAGGCGAATACAGCCGATGATCTGCATGCAGGCTTCAAACGGGCCGCCAACGGATGCCTCGAATGGACGCGAGGGCGATTCGAGAAGGGGTATGGAGCCTTCACCTATCAGGGCAAGCTCTGGCGCACACACCGCCTGGTGTGGACCTTCGAGCACGGCCCGATCCCGCCAGGGGCCGAGATCCTGCACCACTGCGACAATCCACCGTGCGGCGACATAACCCACCTATTCGATGGCTCGCAGTCCGACAACCTCTATGACATGTACGGCAAAGGACGGCAGTCACCGCGCCATGGACGCTACGAGCGCACTGCGGCTCATCGCGCTGCGCTTCGCGCGTTCCGGATGAGCGAGAGCGAGGCCAAGTACGGTGCCGGTGTGCCCCGCTCGGGTGAGCCGGCCGAACTACCCCAGCGCGTTCCTCCGTCCGTACCGCCAGGCACTCCCCTTGCCGAGCTGACGTGCGTGATCTGCGCTCAGCGTTTCCTAGTGCCGGTGACGCTCGTCAAGCGGTACTCAGCATGCGGTGATAGGTGCTCGGCGGTACGACGCCGGCTTGCCCGTTCGTCCTCAGCAGCACCCCTGCGACCTGCTTGAGGCGGCTGCCAGCGGCTTACGCCGTGCTCCCGATCCACAGGTCACACGCGATGGTGACGATCAGGACGACGGCGAGGATCGCGAACGTCTGCCCGACGATCACCCACCGCTGACCCGGGCCTGCTTCCCGGAGGAATGCGACCAGCCCGGCGATGACGACGCACACGCCGGCGGCGCATGCCAGCGCCGCGGCGCCGGAGGTGAACGCCCACGGAACAGCAGGGGCGGCCCCGCCGATGACGGTGGCCCCGAACATGACTGCCGCGCCGGGCAGGCGGGTGTCGGTGTCGGCCGACATGAAGTCCCCGGCCGCCATGCTCACCCCGGAGGAGATCGCCCCGGACAGCGCGGTCGGAAAGATCAGCTTCGGATGCGTGACCAGCAGGTAGCCAACGACGCCGAGCAGCGACATCATGCCGTCGCTGCCGCCGAACACGGCGCGGCGCGCAGCCGGGCCCTTGATCAGCGCCCGGAGCTTCACTGGCCGTCCTCCGCGTCCTGCCGGGCGAACGCCTGCCGGGCCAGGTCGTCGTCTTCGGGCAGCACCAGCCGCCGCCCGGCCGCCAGCGCCATCCGGTGCTCGGCGTGCAGCGCCGAACCGGGCGCCGACCACAGGACATGCACCCGCCGGTCCCCTGACCCGCGTGGAGCGACCGGTACGACCGCGTGAGCGTGCCCGTCCCGGTCGGTGACCCACAGCTGAAAGTCGCCTCGAGTAAAGGTCTGGATTTCGGTGATCGGGGCCGGGTAGTGGTGGACACCGCCGCCGTGCGGCAAGACGCCCGTATGGAGTTCCGCTGTGAGCGGCACGCTGGCGTTGCAGATCGAGTCGGTCCACCGGGCGATACCGGCCGCGTCCACGATGGGCGTGTCGAGCAGTTCACGGATGCCCAGCTCGCGGACAGCGTCCGGAAAGCCGGCGTAGATCCGGCGGGCGTTGACCCGGAGCTCGTCGACCCGGGCGGGGTCGGCGCAAAACTGGCTAGCCCACTCGATACCCGCCAGGTTGCGGGCCAGGAACCACCCGTCGTCGTCGAGGAGCCACAGGCCGCCGCCGTGATGGTCCTGGTATGGCGGGGGCCCGTAGTAGAAGCCGTGGACTTCCCGGGCGATGCGGTTCATCGTCGCGCGGGACTGCTTGTACTCCGGGGAGTCGGTGCGGGGCGGGTGATCGGGGATCTCGATCTCCCACGGATGGTCTTCCTGCTCGGTGTGCGTGGAAGGTGGCATGCCGGTACGGCTCATCGCCACCCCTCCTTTCTGGTGGAGTGGCGGATGGGCCGCGGGCAGCGGCTACGGGCGGGGGATTGTGCGGGCGGTCAGCCGGCGGGCGTGTTCCCGCCGGTCAGGAACATGCTCGCGATCATGATCGCGATCATGGCCACCGACAGGATGGTCGGGATCAGCCACCGCCGCCATTCACTGCGCCAGGCGACGTGGTTATGCGCGCGGTCAAGTTCGCCCTGGATCTGGGCCAGGTGCAAGTCGTGGGCGTCGACCTTCTGCTGCAACGCCGCAAGGTCGCCCTTGTCGGCTTTCAGCGCGAGCAGGTCGAACAAACGGTCGAGCTTGTTGGTGATGTCGGCCCGCATCTCCGTGAGGATGTCCTTCACGGAATAGGCGATCACCGGCTCGTCGCCCAGGTGGCGGCGGTCGTGGTTGTCGTCTTCCAACCTCGGCCTCCCCTCTTGGTAGGTCACTGGTAGCTGCGGTTCCTGCGGGAGCTTCGCCCCCACAGGCCGGGATGCGAACAAAACAGCAGGTCAAGTAGAGGCGTGGATCAGAACGGGAACGCCAGAAGCGGGCCGCTTCCTTGCGCCGTTGGCTTCCGCAACTGGAGTGCGGCCAGGCCGATCGACCCGGTACCGGTGATGTTGGTGCCGCCTGGCTGTCCGGGCGTGAACGCGCCTGGTTGCGCCAGGCCCGGTACGGCGGTGAACGACACCGATGCCGGGGCTACTGGCGGGTTTTCCGTCCCGGCCATCCCGGGCGTGGCCAGCCCGGCGCTGCCGGACGTGGTGATCGGCCCGGTCGGCATGCTGGCGGTCCCGGCCATGCCGAGCGTCCCGGCTTGGACGCTGCCGGTGGCGGTGTAGGGCCCAGTCGTTCCGGTCCCGGCCACGCCGGGTGCTGCGAGGCCCATGGTGCCGGTGGTGGTGAACGGGACAGCGACGGTCCCGGACGCGGCCAGGCTGGGCAGGGCGGCCGAGCCGCTGGCGCCGGTCGTCCCCGATTCGCTGGCTGTCCCGGCCATGCCAGGCGCGGCCAGGGCCGCCGATCCTGAACTGGTGACCGGGTTCGCGACCGTCCCTGTCGCGGACATGACCGCCGCGGGCGGGCCGGTGGTGCCGGTGCTGGTGAACGGGACGTTGCCCGTTCCGGCCGCGCCAGGCGTGGCCAGCTCGGCGCTGCCCGAGCTGGTGACCGTGTTCGTGACCGTGCCGGTGCCATTCAGGCTGGCCGTAGACAGCCCGGCTGTCCCGCTGCTGGTGAACGGGACAGCGACGGTCCCGGACACGCCCAGCGCCGCGAGGCCCGCGCTGCCGGTGCTGGTGAACGTCGTGGGCACCCGGGCGATCCAGATGCCGTTCGCCGAGTCCCCGGACGAACTGATGGCGATCAGTTTCGTCCAGGTCAGGCTTGTGGAATCGGAGACGGTGATGGTCTGGGTGCCCGACGCGCCGGACGAGTTCGGCGCGACGATCGCGACCAGGAGGGCGCCGGACGGCGGCGTGAACGACGCCGTGGTGACCGTTTCCGCTGTGGTGGTGTAAGCCACGGCCGGAGTCGACGAGTCCTCAGCCAGCGATGACCCGGCCGCGACCAGGATCTCGGCTAGTACCAACTGGATCGCGTCGGCGCTGAAACCAGTAGGTGCGCTCGCGCCTACGGTGACCGCAGTGCCGCCAGTCGTCGTCGCCGACGTGCGGCCGGTGCCGTACGTGGTGGGGTTACCGGCCTGGTTGACGTTCTCGCGCAAGGTCGTCGCACCGTTGGCGGTGAACGTGCTGCTGCTGCCGTACGCCGAGATCGAGGCGTAGACCCATGACCCGGTGGCGTTGGGTGTGATGCTCAACTGCGGTGTGGTGATGGTGACTGAGCTGCCTGTCTTGCCGTTCTGGGTGGCCGCCGCCCCGGTCACGACCCGGACATCGAGGGCGATGCCGTTCATATCGCCGGAGCCGCCCTGCGTGGCGGTGACCGTCATGGCCATGCGTGATCACCTCTCTGCCGGGGCTGGCTGCCGCTCCTTTCCCGGGGCCAGGCCCACTCCCCCGGTGCCGGTCAGCCGATCGCGTAGGCGACCGTGCTCGCGTCGGCGCCATTGCTTGAGGTGATGGTGAACGACACGCCTGGGACACGGGCCGAGACCCGCAGCCATCCGGGGGTGCCGCCGTCTGCCTGGCTGGTCAGGTAGATCAGCGAGTTGGCGGTGATCGTGGAGCAGGTGACGGTCGCTGTCCCCCCGGACAAGACCGTGGTCCCCCGGACCGCCTGCAACGCCTTCAGCGACGCCCGTGAGACCACCTGTACGACGGTGAATCCGGCCCCGTGAGCGACCGGTGCCGCGCCGTCCGCGCCGCGGGTCACCGTCCACGTCTGGGAACCGGTCCCGCCTGGGCAGGCGGTGATGAGGAATATCTCGGACGGGGCGACCGGATCCGCAGCGTAGAAGAACGTCTGCGGGGTGCCGCTGGGCGATGCGGCAGCGAACGGCACCGACACGAACACCGTCCACGTTTCCACAGTGCCCGCGGGCGGCGCATCGGTCCCGCCGGAGGTCACCACCCCGGCCGGGATGTCCGCGAACACTTCCATCTGCGGCGGGATCACGCCACCGGACGCGGCCAGTGCGGCCAGGGCCGCCGAGCCGGTGGAAGTGACCGGGACGACGGGGCCGCCCGCACCGGACGCGCTCAGCGCGGCCAGGGCCGCCGAGCCGGTGGAAGTGACCGCGCCCGCGGCTTCGGTGCCGCCGAGGACCTCGACGGCGAGGATCGTGTACTGCATCGACGGGGCGGACAAGCCGACCGTCTGCGCCCCGGCCGCCCCAGCGTCGGGGTAATAGGCGACGTAGGCGGCGTATTCCGACGCGCTGTAGGAGTACACCTGCTCGTACCCATTGCCGGCGCTGGGCGTGACCCCGTTGACCGTCAGCCAGGCCCGCGAGCTGCCGTTATTGGCGTCGGCGTCCAGGACCAGGACGGCAATCGCTGAATGGTTCTGGGTGGTGGTGATGGTCAGCGACGGCGCGCCAGATCCGGTAGCCGACGCCGAAGCCCCGGTCCCGGGCGACCCGGAGAACGCCAGGGCGATGTCACCCCATAGGCCAGTGCCGCTGCTGGACTCCGACAGCGCGTAGCCGGTCATGCCTGTGTCCAGACGCGGACGTAGTCGATCATCCACGGGGTCGCGCCGCCGCTGCCGGTAGGCTCGTATCCCGCGAGAATCTGGAACAGAATGTTGAGGTACTGCGGAGTGGCCCACTGGGCTTCGCATTCAGCGGCGGTCGGGGAGTTGTCGGTGACCTCGACGCCATCGATCCACATCGTCATCGTCGAATAGGTGAATTCGATCGTGTACGTGTGGTACGCCAGGCTCAGGTCGGTGGTCTGGAGAGACGTCGGCGCGGACGACGATCCGTTGTAGGTCGACGCTTCGTGCAGGTGGAACTCGTACGACGCACCGGTACAGTCGTTGCCAAGCTGCTCCCAGGCGTCGATCTCTTCGTAGTAGCCACTGTCGGGGTAGTCGGGGACGTCGCTGTTACCGGCGTTGTAGAAGCCCACGAACGCCCAGTAGCCAGCGGCCGCCGCGCTCGGGCCGGGCATCCGGGCCTTCATCTCGACCACGATGCTCGCGGCCTGGATGACCGTGCTCGCGATGTCCGACGGCACGCTGTAGCTGGTGTTCGGGGTGATGTTCATGATGCCAGCGGTGTTGACGCCGCCGGACTCTGACGTGGACGTGTGGCCACCTGAGTTGTAGCTCGCACCATCCGGGCCGTCGCCGGATGCGTAGCAGCTCATCGTCATGCCGCCGCCAGCAGGGAACGCCAGCGCGCCCTTGCCGTAGAACTCGATCGCGCCCGCGCCGCTGGAGTCGGTGAACGACGTGCCGGTGTAGCCGGTGCCACCGGGAGAGGACGGGCCGTAGAACCACCCGACGTTCCACTTCTGCGCGCTCAGCCCGTTCGTGTTACCCGACATGCCGGTGGCGTCGTTGAACTCATCGTTCCACGCGAGGGTCCAGGAGCCCGAGGGGCCGTTCGGCTGCGTGCCGGCGGCGGCGTCCACGGTGAGAGACAGGGACGCGGTGGCGGTGTTACCGGCAGAGTCGGTGACTTCGGCCGTGAAGCTGCTGCTGCCGGTCTCGCCGCTTGTTGGCGTGCCTGAGATAACTCCCGTGGAGCTGTTCAGCGCTGCCCAGACCGGCAGCGCGCCAGCCGATACCGTCCAGGTGAAGCCGGTATCCGAGCCGCCCGTGGCCGTAAGCGTCGAGGAGTACGCGGTGCCCGCCGTCGCGGCCGGAAGGCTCGCCGTGGTCACTTGCAGCGCGCTGGCCACCGCCGACCACACGTACCCCGCGCAGAACCCGGACACCGCCGACGACTTGTCCAGGCCGAGCCCCGCCGGGCCGCCCGCCGGGATACCCAGCGTCGTCGTGGAGCTCTGGGTGCCGCCGAGCACCACCAGCACGTCCCCGGCGGGGAGCGGGACCGTCTGCGTCTTCGGGCTCGCGGCCGACACCCAATCCGGGCTGGGCGAGTAGGCGGCAACGAAAACCGGGGGCGTCAGCTCGGTAGATGGCACCACAGCCGTCCATATGGACACGACCTCGTAGGTCGCTGAGCCAACGGTCTGGGTATCGGAGGCCTGCTTGGTCCACGTCAGGCCCGATGAGTCGCTGACCGTGACGGCCATCGAGTTCGTGCCGTCCCCCGTGCAGTTCGCGACCACCTGCGCGACCAGGATGCTCCCCGCGGGCGGGCTGAAGCTGGCCGTGGTGAGCGTCTCAGCCGTGGTGGTATCGACCGCGGCCGGACTGGAGGAGTCCTCAGCGAGTCCGGTCCCGGCCTTGATCTCCAGCAGGGCGATACTCAGGAGGCCAGCCGTCTCGGCCGGCGCGGTAGCGCCGACCGAGACCGGTGCGCCGGACGTGGTCGTGGCGGTGAGGCGGAACGTCCCGTAGGCCACCCCGTCGCCGGTGTCGCTCGTGTTCTGGGAGAACGTCGTGCCGGTCGCCGCGGTGAACGCGGTGGACACGTTCGCGTTGTAAACCGCGCCGTAGACGTAGCTGCCGGTGGCGGCGGGGGTGATCGGCAGTTCCGGTGCGGTGACCGTGCCGGATGAGGCGGTCGCACCGATCGGGCTGGCCGCCTGCCCCGTGACCACTCGGACGGTAAGGGCCATCCCATCGAAAGCACCCGTACCGGATTGGGCGGCGGTGACCGTCAGCGACATGGCCTCTGCCTCTCTGTGCCGCCGGTCAGCTGCCGGTCTCGGACATGGTGATTGCGAACGCCGAGCAGGACACGGTCGCGCCGGAGGTGATCGACAGGGACGACAGGTTGAGGTCCGCGCCGGACGTGCCCACGGTCCCGGTCGCGACCGTCGTCCCCCCCGAGGTGACCAGCGCGAACCACCCGGCGGTGCCGGTCGCTGCGGCGGTCCCCGACGTGATCGTGGTCGCGGTCGCGGTCACCGTCCCGCTAGCGGCGGTGGCGGCGGCGAACGCGGTCGCCGAGAACGCCAGCGTCGCCAGCAGTACCTGACCGCTGCCGGTCAGCGAGCCGTTCAGCGCCGGCTGCGTACCCGAATAAATCTCGATCCGGCCGAAGGGCGAGCTGCCGTTCAGCAGCGCCGTGACCGCGTTGACAGCCGCCTCGGTGGTGGCGTCGTACCAGAGCGAAGACATCTACTTGCCGTCCTTTCGGGGAGGCAGCGGCAGGCGGAGCCCGCCGGATGCGGTGATCACGGGGGGCGCGGCGGCGGTGTCCTCGCCGGGCGTTTCGCCGGGGGCCGGCTGGGGGTCGTCGGGCATCGAAAGGGCTCCCATCGGGGCTGATTCCGGGCATGGCGAAACAGCCGCCCGCGCGGCGCGCGGCGGCTGAACTAGGGGATGAAAGGGAGGCGGGTCAGAAGCCGGACGTCATGCCGGCGTACATCCATTTGCCGAGATCGGCGGAGTAAACGAACCCGATGAGGTCCCGCCTGTTCGGCGACGTGGTGAGCACGGGCGGTGTGTTGCTGACGCCGCTGGTGCTCCCGAAGTCGAACACCGCAGCCCATGTGACCGTCCGGCCGCCGGCCGAATCCTGCACCAGCTCGAAGGTGATCTTCTGCCCGTCGCTGGGGCTGGCCGGGGCGGCTACAGCCGTGTTGCCGGTGAGTTCGACCCGGAAATGGCCACCTAGTGACACGTCGATGGCCAGCGTTGCCGCGTAGACCAGGGTGACGACCGCGGTGACGATTGAGGTGCCGTCGAGCGGCCCGGTCATGGTGTCGCCGGTCTTGTTCACCTTGTTGACCGCGCCGTACCCGCTCGCGCTCAAACCGGCCCCCTCCCCCCGGCCACGCGGGTCACGTCAGCTTCCCGAGGATCACGTACGTCTTGCTGACCCCGACCGGGATGACAAGCACCTGGTCCCCGGCCGCCGGCGTGTAGGAGGCGAGGTGCTGGCATGGGCCGGACAGCGCGGCCGAACCGTTGATCAGCACGTTCGGGTCACCGGTGCCGGTGTAGGCCGGGTCGACCTGGGCGGGCAGCGCGGCCAGCGGGAACCCTGAATCGATGCCCGCGGTGCGGGTCTGGAGTTTGCGGACATCCCGTTGCAGGCTGGCCATCGAGGCCGCGAAACGTTGCTGGAGCGTGGGCGCATGCTGCGTCACCCCGGCACCCCCTAGCTGCTGACGTCGACGCTGGAGGTCTGCAACTGGATGTATTCGGACTGCTGCGGGCCGGGCGGGTACAGCGTCCACCCGGTGATCCGCACCGGCACCTGCAAGCCCGGCAGGACGGTGCCGCCGCTGGTTTTGGGGGGATGCAACGGGGAGGTGGCCACGAAATCGCAGGCGTCCCCGAGCACGATGTCCTTGACCGATGGGTAGTTGCCGCCGCCGACGTTGATCGTCGGGATCGTCATCCCTTCGGTGTAGATCGCCAGCTCGCCGTCCGCGAACGAATCCACCTGCGCCTGGCTGGTCACATAGGAGCCGTCCCAGCTGATCGTCGATTCCATCAGCGGATACCCGGCGTCCAGGTCAGCGACGTCAGCGCCGTGCGGCCATTGGGACTGCCATTGGAGTTCCGCGCCGTTCGGCGGCGCGGTCGCCCAGATGTAGTTGGCGCCCTGGCTGCCGGTGCGCTGATACCCGTAGTCGATCGCATTGCCGGGATAGACCAGCGAGAACCCAGCCTCGCCAAGTGTCCGGCCCAACTGCTGATAGCCGAGCCGCACGAATGTCGCCAGGTTCCCGTTCTCATCCAAGCCCGGCTGGAAGACGTACTCGAAGTTCCCCGACGAGCACATGTCCGACCAGGCATCCGTGACCTGCGTCAAATCGCTGTAGGTGTAGGAGGCGGTCCACGGCACCCCGGCCGTCACGTTCTGCGGCGAGACCAGGCCCGCGATGCCGCCGTTGGACGCCACGTATGCGAGGTAGGCGGCCGGCCGGGTCGCTGGCGGCGACACACCGGTCTCGATGTAGCTGGACTGCTTGGTTTGCCCGTAGTTCACGAGGTCGAGGAACACGGTGAACAGGTCGATTTGGGCGTATTCGAGAGTGTCGGTGATCAGCCGGTGGGAGAACACCGAGTCGATGGTTTGCGCGGAGATCGAAAGGTTCCCCTGGGCGCGGGTCATGTCCGGCCAATCCCACACCACCCCATTCCAGACGGGGTAGTCGTCCGCGAGTACCCACAGGACCGCGCGGCGGCATTCCAGCGCCGCGACGAACGGCCCGTTCAGCGGGTACAGCTCTTGCAGGTTCAGGGTGCCGGACAGGCTCCCGGACCCGTTGAGCTGCATCGAACACGATTGGACGGTCAGCGGGATCGCATCGGAAAGCACTTCCCCGGTGATCAGATCCGTCGAAAGGTACTTGTAGGCGGTGCTCATTGGCAGACGGGCCTGATCCGCAGGATCATCGGCGAGATCGACGACGCGAAAATGTTGCCGTTGAACGCGGACGCCAGGGCTTTCCATGCGATCGTGTGCTCGCCCGCACTGGGTGTGTTGCCGAGCGGGCCGCCCGTGCAGTAGAAGATCGACCCGCCCGAGCGGGTGTTGCCGTCCCCGTTCGGGCAGTCGATCCACGCCTGGTAGGCCAGCGTCGAGTCGATGTAAATCTGCATCTGGATCCGCGACTCGACACCTTCACCGTCCGCGCTGTCGATCCCGGACCAGGTGATCGTGATCTCCAGGTCCGTTTGGCCGTCCGTCGTCACGGTCTCGGACAGGACTGTGGCCTCACCGCTGATCAGGATGTTCTGGCCGCTGGTTTTCGCGGCGGTGACCGGCGCGAACGGAAGCAGATGCGGCTGCTGCACACCGGACGGGGTGTTGTGCGCCAGGCGGCCGGATTGCCGGTCATGGATGTAGGCGCCGGGGTAACCGGCCGGGACACCCCCGCCGGTAAGCCCGTAGGTCGGCAGGATGCCGCCTGCGGTGACCGTCAAGTTCACCAGCGACGCGATGTTCCCGGCCGTGATCGTCGCCGAACCAGCCGGGACCGTGACCTCGTACAGGGACAGCGAGTTCGCGGGCAGCCCAGGCGCGGACGGGTTGGGTGCGGCCGTGCCGGTGAGGATCTGGACTTCCGCGAACGAAGTGTTGTTGCCGTTGTCGACGACGGTCGCGCACACCAGGTCGATCCGCGGGTTGGACGGGTCCGCCGCAGCGACCGGCAGTGTGCCGCTGGTCATCATCGCGACGAGATAGCCGCCTTGCGTGGATCCGGAACTGTTGGCGATCAGGCAGTTCCCGGCCGCCACGTTCACGGTCATCCCGGCGCCAGGTGTGACGGCCAGCTCACCCGATCCAGGGATGACGCCTTGGTGGACCTGGTTGGGTGGGCCGCTGTTGAGCCAGGTTGGGCCGATGCCGAACGTGCGGCCGAGCAGGGCGTTGAACGTTTCACCGTCCAGCCACAAGCAGAAACCGAGGTTGATGCTGGGCATGGTCACCCGCGCCACCTCCATTCAATCGGGATTGCGTGAGGCAGCGCGCCGTGCGGTCGGCGACCGCACGGGTCATATCCAGGCGTCCTGCCAGGCGATTTGAGCGGAAGCGCCCGGGTCGGCGTTGCCGCCGAGCTGGATCGTTGAAGGGCCGGGCGGGAGCGTCCACCAGGACGAGAACGGGTCCGCTGGCCGGTACGACGGGTTCGTGCCGGTCAGCGACAACTGGGCTTGCTGGACGCTGAAGTCGGCGACCAGGATCCCGCCGACGGGGACCACCAGGCCTGTCCACGAGACGGTCTGGCCGGTGGTGACGTTCGTCAGCGACGGGGACGTGACCGGCCCGGTGATCGTGATAACCGGCCTGGTCTCGAAGCTGCCGCCGTTGGTGGCCACGGCGCTGCCGCCGACCTGCTGCGCCGGCAGGGTGAACGGCACGGTGAACGGCACGGTGATACCGACTGGTGTGACGCTGGGCGCGGTGACCGGCAATGTCTGCTGCTGGACGCTGTATTTCCGGGGGTCCGGGGCGACCAGGCCAACAGTGAAGGTCACGTCCGCGAGGGTCGGGCAGCTTTCGGTGACCTTCCCGGACCGCCTGACCTGGATCTGTTTCGGGACCGGCTCGTTGTAGGTGAGCACCGCCAGGTCACTGACCGGCACCGCGGCCTGCAAAATGGCGCGGGCCAGGTCCCGGAGCGCCTGGGTCGGCGCCGACGCAGTAATCGTCCACGTCAAAGTGCGCGCCGCGTAATACTGCGGGCTCGGCCAGCCGCCGTGGTCACCGGATTTCGCGAGCACCCCAGCGCCTTGCACGTCCGGCCCGTCCCAGCCCTCCAGCTTCTGCCACAGCCAGCAGATGCCGTTGCCGTCGACAGCCCCGAAATCGATGGTGACCGGCTGGGCCGGGGTGCCCGCCGAAGGCGTGTAGGCGAGGCTGCCAGTCCAGTAGCCGACGTCCCCGGCAGGCACCTGCGGTGTGTAACCGCCCTGGACGGTGAAGTTCTCGACCGCCAGGAACGTGTCGCCGTCGAACACGACACTCCAGTTGGCCACATAGACGCCCTGGGATGCGTCGTACGGCACCGGCCAGATGAATGCGTACTGGCCTTCGGCGATCCGCCACACCTGCCCCGGGGTCGCTGTGGCCGCGCCTTGGTAGAGGATCGGGCCCGCGATGTCCGGGGCTAGCCCGACCTGCTGGCCGTAGGTGATGTCCAGCTGCACCGCATCCGGATCGGTCAGGACCCCGTTCTCTTCGTTGAAGAAATCGAGGTACAGCGTCACCGGGTTACCGGCAGCGACAGTTGTCACCGGTCACCACCTCCCGTATGCGCGGAAAGAGGGAGAGGGACCGGTCACACACCGCTGAGCGACATGGCCAGGTCACGTCGCATCTGCGCCTGCTGCTCCGGGGTCGGCAGCTGCGTCCCGATGAAGTTCTGCACGACCTGCGGTTGCGCGGTCGCGCCGTCACCTCCCCGGCGTGCGCTGCTGGCAAGCTCGATCAGCGCTTGCGACTGCTGCGGTGTCAGAACCGCCTCGGGCTGGGTGAGCTGGTTGACCGGCCCCATCCCTGGCATCAGCCAGCCGCCCGAGTCGAACGACCCCCAGCCCATCGCCCGGTAGACCGCGTTCGCGGAAGACATGCGCTGAGGCAGCGTCGCCGACAGGTTCGCCGGCTTCTCGTAATAGTCCTGGTACAGCAGCGCCGCATTCGACGGGGACGTCGCCCGGTTCACCAGCGACGGGCCGCCGCCCCACGACAGGATCGCCTGCAACTGCGTCATCAGGTCCGCCTGCACGTCTCCCGTGATGTAGCCGGGCGGGTAAGGCGTCCACTGGATCAGGCCGCCACCGCCGCCACCGCCGATCTCCAGCTGTTCCGGGTTGCCGCTCGACTCGGCGTCGATGTTCCCCGCGACGCCCGCCGCGGCGAACTTCGTGAACCCGTTCGCGGCGAGGTAGCTCGCGATCGTCTTCCAGTTCTCCGGAAGACCACCAACCGCGCTGGAGCCACCTCCCGGCAACTTCCCTGTCCCGCCGCCGATCGCGTTCATCACGGCGTGGCCGATGTCCTTGACCATGGCCGCTGGGATACCGGTCATGACCTTGCCCAGATCCCCGGTGGCGTTCGTCCCGACCGCACCGGACAGCAGGTCAGATACCGCCTTGGCCGGGTCGGTGGCGAACTCGGCCGTGAACTTGGCGCCGGACATGATCGCGTGCCCGAGGCCGGTAACCGCGCTGCCGATGTCGCCGAGGACACCACCGCCGGAAAACCCGGCCGCGTGCTCCCCCAGCCGCATCGCATGCCGGCGGACCTCGCGGGTGACCATCTTCCCGAGATGACCGCCGCTGCTGCCCTGGCTCCCCGGCGAACTGCCCTGACTGCCCGTCGAGCTGTTCGGCGGGTACTGCTTGTTCAGGGCGTGGACCGTGCCGGGCCCGATCGCCTTCGTGGCCTGCGGGGTCAGGACACTTTCACCGGGTGACAGCATCGCCGGTACCGTGTCGTGGCCCGGCGAATAGCCGGGGATGACGCCACCAGCCGCGAGCGGGCTAATCTTCGGCAGTTTCAGCGACCCGAGCCCGATCGCGCCAACAACGTCATTCCAGAGCTTCAGGATCCCGTCGTCATAAACGGTCGAGATCAAAAAATTCACCGGCGTTTTGAAGACGGATTCCATCCCGCCCCAGATACGGCCCAGGTCGCTGACCAGCTGTGTAAAGCCTTCCCGGGTGTCTGAGATCCACGGGGCGAGCACGTCGTCCCACAGCCACGTCACAACGGTCGCGATAGCGTGGAATGCGGTGTCGATCCCCTGCCACATCGGGTAAATCTGCTCGCGGTAAAAATCGAGCGCCAGCGTCCCTACCGTCTGGAAAAACGGGTCCAGCACGTTGTGCCAGACATCGAGGGTCCAGTTCTTGACGTCGGTGAAGACCTGCTTCCAGTGGGTCGCCAAGAGCACGATCCCGGCCACCAGCAGGGCGATGCCGGCGGCGATGCCGAGAGTCGCCAGGTTTTCCGCGACGAACGCGGCCGTCGCCGATGCGGCCTCGGCGATGTTCTGCGCGATGAACGCGGCGGTGGCTACGGCATGCTCCGCGATCCATGCGCCGGTCGCGATCATGGCGTCCCGGATCCGGAACGCATAGTCGACGACGAACGCGCCCACTGAAGATCCGGCGTTGGCCATGGTCGAGCCGAATTTGGAACCGAAACCGGCGATGGTCCCGGCCGCGCTGGAAGCGAACCCGGAGATTGCCTGCCCGGCGCTGGACAGGGCCGGCCCGAATGTCTCCTTCACCACGCCCGGCAGGGCCTTCCCCGCGGCCGTGAAGGGCGATAGCAGCTTCCCGGCCCCCGTCTTGGCCAGCTCGGCTAGCGGCTTGGCGATGAAGTCCGGGAGAACCTTCTGGAGCCCCTTGATCGCGATCAGGCCGGCCAGAACGTCACCGATGGCCTTGGCGAGCGCGCCGTTCGGGTGGGCGCTCAGGATGTGGGTCAGCGGCGTGAGCACCTGGGCTATCAGGCCGATCATGCGGCCCAGGGGCGGCCCGATTGCGGCGATGACGTGCCCGGCGGCGGTGAGGAACTGGTTGATTTGCTTCGTGTACGGGGCGAGCCCGGCCGCGAGACCGGTGAGCCCGTGTGCGAACCCGGCCAGGAGGTTAGCCAGCCCGGTTACCGCGCCCGGCGCCGACCCGATCCGGGCTAGCTCTTGGATGAACTGTGCGAACGCGGGCAGGACGATGTTGGCGAACTGGATCCCGTTGCTGATCAGCCCGTCGAGGACGTGCGCGAACGCGGGGGTCTGCATTTGCTTGCCGAATGCCCCGAAGGCGCTGCTCATGGCGTTACCCATGCGGGATACGCCCTGGTCGACGGTGGGCAGCAGCTTGGCGATGCCGTCTAGCCAGACCGTGAACCCGGGCAGGACCGCGGTCTGTGCGGCGTCTTCGAGGGCCCGGAACGCGCCCTTCATGCCGAGGATCTGGTTAACGAACGCCCGGCCGGCCGGGGTCAGCCGGCCCATGTACTTCTGGAACTCGTTAGCGGCCTGGTTGCTGGTCGACAGGGTGGCCGCCCACTGAAGCTGCTGCTCCTTCAGCGTGTTCGTCAGGTTGAGCTGCGCGATCGAGACGTTCTGCGCGTCCCGCATCTGCGTGTAGGCGGCCTGCTCCTGGGCCGCCGACACCTGCATTTGCGCTTCTTTGACCTGCGCCGCGTTGTTCAGCTCGGTGTTGGTCAGGTTCCGTTGCGCGTCCGCGTACTGCATCTGGGAGTCGGTCTGGGCGTACTGCGCGGCGGTCACAGCCTGCTTGGCCTGGATGACTTCCTGGCTGCCGGCGACGCCTTGCTTGTTGGCCAGGTTCGCGGCGGTCTGCGCGTCGGTTGCCTGATCCTGGGCGTCCTTGAGCTGCTGCTGCGCCTGCACGATCGCGAGCGCCGCCTGCGCCCGGTTGATGCTCGTCGAATAAGCGTTCTGATCGACGAGCATCTGGTTGTAGGTCGCCTGCTGTATCGCCAGCTGCGCGGCCTGGACACTGATGTTGGAGTCGGCGAGCTGGTCGTTCAGCTGGACGATCGTTTCCCGGGCCGTGACCCACGCCTGAGTCAGGTTGTACTGGGCTTCGCTGAGCCCGTAGTTGGCCTGCTGGACGCCCTGCTGAGCCTGGGTGACGGACTGGAGCGCCTGGACCTGCGATGCTGCCGCGTTCCGTTCGACGCTGGCCAAATTCATCTCGGCCTGCTCGATCGACTGCGCCGACGTGATCGCGTCCTGGGCGGCCTGCTCGTGCGCGACACCGATCGACTGCTGCGCCTGCTGGACCGCGACCGAATTACTGAACTGCGTGGACGCCATCTGGGCGCCGGTCAGGCCGACGTTCTCGCTGGCCTGGTGCGCCGCGGACAGGGCCTTCCCGATGCCGCCGAACGCGAGACCGCCGACCCCGGCGAGGAGGCCCATACCGGTCGCTGCACCGGCCAGGCCCGGCATGAGCATTCCGCCGCCGATCGCGGCCAGGCCGAGGAGACTGCCGCCCTCACCGCCGCCGCCTTCGCCGGCCCCGCCCCCACCGCCAGAGCCGCCGCCGGATCCGCCTAGATTGGCGCTGGCCGACTGGCTGTTGAACGCCGCGAGACGGGCCTCTGCCGCGTCCATCTTGGCGTCGAAATCGGCGTCTTCCAGGTCCAGGCGAGGCCGCGCTGACCTGGAATCAAGGTCGTCGAGCTTGGCGTTAGCGTCGTCGGCCTTAGTCCTGAGATCGCCGTCATCGAGATCGGCGCGGGGGCGGGCGGTCTTGGAATCGAGGTCATCGAGCTTGGCCTTGGCGTCGTCGACCTTCCCGGTCAGGTCCGCGTCGTCCAGGTCCGCGCGAGGCCGGGCGGTCTTCCCGCTGAGGTCGTCGACCTTGCCCTTGGCCTCGCTGACCTTGGCGTCCAGATCGTCGGTGTCGGCGCCGATCTTGACCTTGGCCTCAACCCCGGCAGTGGCCTCTTCGAGCTTTTCCTCCAGCTCCTCTTTGAAGCCGTCCGTGTCCGGGCTGACCTGCACATACGCCGTGGCAATCCGGAATCCTTCGGCCATGCCAGCTCACCCGCTTCCGCCTTCGGGTTTGCCGGCATTACCGAACGTGAAGATCCCTTTGAACGCGCCGTCCAGGGACAGCGCGCCACGGGTGGCGGGCACCACCCGCCGCGCCGCGGACGGGGACGCTGTGCGGTCCCCCAGTCCCCCAGCCGCGTGTGGCCACTGGCCCTCTTGCCCGGGGTTCTCCTCGGCTTGCTGCTGCGCCATGAGCGCCGCCCGGACCGCGCCCTGGTAGGCGGGCAGCCGCCAGGCGAGCCGGAAGAACACCGGCCCCCGCATGACCGTGATGTCCCGGATGTGGTGGAGCACCGAGAAGTCGGACGCCAGGTCATCGAGATGGTCGAGGACCCACAGCAGTTGCCCTAGCCGCGGCCAGAGGGGGTTTTTGGGTCCTCCATCGCCCCGAACGCCAGGTCCGTGCACACCTTCAGCACGTGGTTGTACTGGGCGGTTTTGAGGCCCTGATAGGCACGGAGCGCCGCGTGGCCGTCCTCACCGAGCATGGTGTCCAGCAGCCACCGGTTCGCCCGGTGCTCCGCGTACGGCTTGCCGTCCGCGAGGATGGCCAGCGCTTCGACACCGACGCTCTGCGGCGGGTTCGCCCACACGCAATACTCGTCGTCGTCGATGTAAAACAGCGGCTCCCAGACCGGCGTCTCAACATCGTCGCTGGACAGGCGAAGGACCGGGATCGACGCCGGGGTCGCTGACGGCTCGTCCCGCCTGACCATCCGCGCTGGTGCACTGGCCCGGCCGCCCGGGGTACGGCCACGGGGTGTGGTTTTACCTGCTACAGCCCTGGCCGCCATCACTGCTCCTGGTCGACGATGTGAACGGGGTTGATGGTGTCGGAGACGTAGTAGACGTTCCACGTGGTGTCGATCGCCTGCTGGGTCTTCTTGTCGTAGGCGAGCCCGACCTTGGCGGTCGACAGGACCTTCCGGACGATGATCCGGCGGAGCGCCGGTTCCCCCGTCTCGAGCATGGGAGCCCAGCCATCGATGAGGATGGCCATGTACTTCGGCTGCGTGGAGGCCTTCCCGACCGGAATGTCGAGGGTCGAGTACCCGGTTCCGGCGACGGGCTGCGCGATGTTGTTCAGCGCCGAGGCGATGTTCTGGAGCGTGATCTCGGCGAGTTTCGCGGTCACGCTCATCTTGACTTCGGTCGCGCGGGCGCCGACACCCATGAGCACCTGGTCCACGGTGAGATCGGTGTACGTGGTGTCGATCTCGAACGTCACACCGCCATCGGTGCCGCCGACGTCGACCCACGGTGCGCCGGGCGGGTTGGTGTCGCCGTCCGGGGTGACCGCGCTGTCAGGCGGTTCGGTCGCGCCGAGCAGCGCGAGGTACATGTCACAGGGACCGAGGACAAGGTTGGTGGCGTCAACTGCCATGCTGGATCACCTTCAGAGCCGGGGTGCGGGCATGAAAAAAGCCCGCACGGCGGCGGGCTGAGGTCTGGTGCGGTAGCGGCAGGTCAGGCGACGCCGTGGGGTCGCAGGACGGCGACGGACACGCCGGTCGAGACGGAAAAGTCCAGCTCGACGTCGAGGGTGCCGTCCTGCCTGTCGTAGTCGGACGGGTACAGGCCGAAGATGTACAGGCCGTTCGCGGCGAGCGTCCCGGACGGGACACCAGGCGGGGACTGGCCCTCGATTTCCGTGCCGATCTGGCTCGTGATCACGGTCGCGGTCGTCCCGACCTGGACGACTACGAGGTCGTGGAGGGTGTTCTCGAACAGGACTCCCGTGTTCGCACCGAGGGCCCCGGCCGCGAGCGCCGCGGTGAGGCTGGACGGGTTCGCGCCGCCCGGCGCGAGGATCGTGGGCTGCAAGGTGAGCAGGCTCATGGCGTGTCCTTTCCGGGCGCGCCCGCGCCCTTGTCGCCCGGCTTCGCGGCGGCCGCCGCGGTGGCCGGGGCGTGGCCAGGGTTGTTCTCGTCGCCGGCGAGGAGGCCCTGTCGGCGCAAGGCGGAGACTTCGCGGGGATCGACCTCGATCGGGTCGCGGAACATGGTGACGCGGACCTTCACGCGGCCAGGTGCGGCACCAGGTGTGGCTTCTGCCTGCGGCATTCCTGTCCTCCTTCGTGCTACGGGATGCGGTCGCCCACGGTGATCCAGGTCAGGCCCATGTCGGCCTGGTAGCAGGCATAGTCGCCGGGGTCGGCGTAGATACGGCGGAACGTCTGCGCCATGTAGGCGCCCTGCACGACTGCAGGCGGATAAGCGCGGCCGTTGACGTTGATGGTCAGCAGCCGGTTGACGCCCTTCCGCTGCCAGACGGCCCGCTGGATCGCGGACGCGAGCGCGCGGGCCATCAGCCAGGGCGGGTCGTCGCTTCCGGGCACCGCGGCCCAGCACTTCACTTCCATCACAGGCCGGTTGACCGGCAGCATGTCGTCCGGCGTGCCGCCCACCGAGGCGACGGTCACGAACCCCGTCCGGAGCCACGCCGCTGGTTTGCCGTGCTCGTCGGTGTCGGGCGGCAGCTGCGCGCCGGTCATCTCCGCAGTGAAACCGGGGATGGTGGCGATCCACGCGGCAGTCACCAGCTCGTCGTCGTTATCGAGGGGTAGCGGAGGTGTCACCGGTGCTCACCCCCGGGGTTCAAGGGGGCGCGAATGCGGTTCCCACGTTTCGATTACGTAAAGTAATATCTGGTTGCTTTGAGTGGGATGGTGTGTGGGCGGGGCCTGGCCATTTCCGCCGGGACGAGGGGCCATGGCCCATGGGGGGAGAGGTTATGCGTGTGCGGGGAGGCGTTCGCGGTGCTGCTGGGCTGGGTGGGTGGTTGTCCGCGCGCGGATGGTGCGCCGGCCTGGTGGCGGTGGTGGTGGGGATGCCGCTGGTGACGGCGGCGCATGCTCCGGCGGCGGTTCGTTACCGGGTGACCCGCACCATCCCCGTGGGCTCATACCCGCGGGGGGTGGCGGTGGATCCCGCAGCCCGCGCCGTCTACGTGGCCAACGACGGCGATAGCTGGAGCGATGGCACGGTGTCGGTGATCGATGCGGCTACCGGCACCGTGACCCGCACCATCCGCGTGGGCATCGACTCGATGAGCGTGGCGGTGGATCCCGTTGCCAGCAACGTCTACGTGGCCAACTATTTGGCTGGCACGGTATCGGTGATCGATGAGGCCACCGGCACCGTGACCCGCACAATCCCCGTGGGCTCCGACCCAGTGGCGGTGGCGGTGGATCCCGCGGCCCGCACCGTCTACGTGGCCAACACCGACGGCACGGTGTCGGTGATCGATGCGGCTACCGGCACCGTGACCCGCACCATCCCCGTGGGCGGCAGCCCGGCCGCGGTGGCAGTGGACCCCGTGGCCCGCACCATCTACGTGGCCCACGACGACGCCGGCCTGAGCGATGGCACGGTGTCGGTGATCGATGCGGCTACCGGCACCGTGACCCGCACCATCCTCGTGGGCCACTTCCCGGCCGCGGTGGCAGTGGATTCCGCGGCCCGCACCGTCTACGTGCCCAACTCCAGCGATGGCACGGTGTCGGTGATCGATGCGGCTACCGGCACGGTGACCCGCACCATCCTCGTGGGCCCTGACCCGGAGGCGGTGGCGGTGGATTCCGCCGCCCGCGCCGTCTACGTGGCCGTCGCCGGCGATCACGCCGTGTCGGTGATCGATGCGGCCACCGGCACCGTGACCGGGACCATCCCGGTGGGCTCATTGCCGGACGGGGTGGCGGTGGATCCCTGTACCCACACGGTCTACGTGACCAACTTGCTCAGTAACTCGGTGTCGGTGATCAGCCCGTCTATGTGATCAGCGGTGAGGTCCGGTGGTCATCTGGATGGGTGCCGCCCGGGTGGAAGGGCTTGGTGTCCGGCGGCTGGGGTGGGGGGGTCGTCTGATTACGTAAAGTAATATCTGATTGCTTGAGTGGAGGATGGTGTGCGGGCGGGGCCTGGCCGTTTCCGCCGGGACGAGGGCCAAGGGGACCAGGGGGAGAGGTTATGCGTGCACGGGGGGGCGTTCGCGGTGCCACTGGGCTGGGTGGGTGGTTGCGCGCGCGTGGGTGGTGCGCTGTTGTGGTGGCGGTGGTGGTGGGGGGGATGCCGCTGGTGACGGCGGCGCATGCTCCGGCGGTGGTTCGTTACCGGGTGACCCGCACCATCCCCGTGGGTGACGGACCGTCCGGGGTGGCGGTGGATTCCGCTGCCCGCACCGTCTACGTGGCCAACCTAGGCGATGGCCACAGCGATCCCAGCGATAGCACGGTGTCGGTGATCGATGCGGCCACCGGCACCGTGACCGGCACGATCCCCGTGGGCCATGGCTCGGATGCGCTGGCGGTGGATCCCGCGGCCCGTACCCTCTACGTGGCCAACGAAAGCGATGGCACGGTATCGGTGATCGATGCGGCTACCGGCACCGTGACCGGCACCATCCCCGTGGGCTCCGACCCGATGGGGGTGGCGGTGGATCCCGTCACCCGCACTGTCTATGTGGCCAACTTCGGAGGCGGGGTGTCGGTGATCGATGCGGCCACCGGCACCGTGACCGGCACCATCCGCGTGGGCGGCGGCCCGGTGGCGGTGGCGGTGGATCCCGCGGCCGGCGCCGTCTACGCGGCCGACTATTTCGCTGGCACGGTGTGGGTGATCGATGCGGCCACCGGCACCGTGACCCGTGTCATCCCGGTGGGCTCATTCCCGTACGGGGTGGCGGTGGATTCCGCGGCCGGCACCGTATACGTGGCCAACTCCGGCGATAACACAGTGTCGGTGATCGATGCGGCCACCGGCACCGTGACCCGCACCATCCCGGTGGGCCGCTACCCGACCGGGGTGGCGGTGGATCCCGCTGCCCGCACTGTCTACGTGGCCAACAGAGACGCTGGCACGGTGTCGGTCATCGACGGGGCCACCGGCACAGTAACGGCCACCGTCCCCGTGGGCACATCTCCGTACGGGGTGGCGGTGGCCCCCGTTACCCACACGGCCTACGTGACCAACGTGTCCGGTAACACGGTGTCGGTGATCAGCCGGTGCAGGTGCTGAGCGGTGCGCGCCCGGTGGTCGTCTGGATGGTTGCCGCCGGGTGAGGGGCTTGGTGTTCGCGGCTGGGCGGGGGGCTGTTAGTCGCCGCGTTCCTGATAGAGGGCAGGCCGGAGGAACGGCTCAGGCTGCACGACCTCGGGTCCGGTGACGCCCGTGGACGGGTGGAAGACCCTGTGCCCTAGCTCGACGTAGGCCGCGTAGGTGCGGCCGTCGTCGCCGCCGGTCGCCGAGACGATCAGGTCGTCGCCTTCCATGTGATGCTCCACTGACCCGGCCAGCGACCCAGACCGTTTCGGCGCGTACCGGCGGGCGTCTCCCGCAATGTCCGGGCCGAGCCGGCTATCGGCGAACTCGTGCCAGGCGGCCATGACCTGTGCGCCGGCGTCAGGGTCCATCTCGATCCGTGCCATCTGGCCACCTCCGCTAGTCGCTGCCGGGGGTGACGCCGCTGCGCCACCGTAGGGTGAGGATCTTGTCCGGTGGTGTGCCGAGCGTCGGCTGAACCTGAATGTCGATGATCATGTAGTAGTTGCCGGTCCGCTCGTCCATGAGGGTGTCGCTGGTCAGGATGTCCGCCCAGTCGGGCACCACACATTTTGACGTCCGGACTGTTCGCGGTGTCTGCGTGGCCGGATCCCAGACCTGTTTGCTTGACTCGACGGCCGCGGCGGGGATGCCGGTGTAGAGCTTCTTACCGACGTCGGTCAGGTCGCCGTAGGCGTTGGCCTCCCGGCCCCGCATCACGGTGAGCATGGTGTTCGCGATCTCCATCACGACGGGTCACCCGTCGTCCCGTTCGTACAGGTCATCGGCGAATGCGACCTCCTGCACGAATGCCGCCATGCCGTGCGCTTCCCACGTGGCGATTGGCGTCGACCGAATGACAAGCCGGTACGGGAATCCGCCGCCGGAAGAGTCACCTTCGGGTTTCAGGACCTTGACGATGCACAGCACCTCGACGGGCGTGCCGTCCTCGGGGGCGATGTCCCCGACCTCGCAGCCGAACACCTGCGCCATGCTCGCCTCCGCTACCAGTCGATGAGCACGGCGACGCCGAGCACGCCGGCGGTGTGGAGGATCATCGCGGCCTCGGGCGCGAGCGGCGGGAACACCAGCCCCGTTGTGCCCTGCGCGCGGGTGAGGCTGACGCCCCCCATCGACGTCGACTGATACTGGCGCTTGACGCCAGTCGGGTCGTTGTCCGCGATCATGAACTCGGCTTGCGCGCACGTGGCCTGCATGAACGCCTGGATGACGATGCCATCGGTGGGCATCCCGTTCGGGGTGTGCGCGTACACCGCGCCGATGGTGGCGTGGTCGATGACCTTCGACGCTTTCCGCAGCCACTTCCGGACCAGCATCTCGGGGGTGATCTGGTCTTCGGTTTCGGCGCGGTACTGCGCCACCGTCGCGTACACACCCGGGGAAGGTGCGCCGGTCGGGATCGCTTCGACGCTGATCGTCGACGTCCACGTCTGCGGTGCGCCGCCGACCACACCCGTCCAGGTGACCAGGTAGTCGCCGGGCGGCTGATCAGCCGGGCAGTCGAAAACGTACGAGTAGAAGGACCCGTCGACCGTGGTGACGTTCTCGCTGGTCACCGGGACCGGTGTACCTTCCCCACCCGTGGGGACCGCCGCCGCGCTGATCTCGACGGTCACGTCCCCGGCACCAGCCTCGAACCCGGACCCGACGAACGTCTCAAACATCACCTGGACCGTCAGCTGGCCGCCCTGCACGACCTGGCTGATCTGATCGAGCAGGATCGACCCCACAGCGACCGCCCCCTTAGCTGACTGACGGAATGTCGGTGAACCGTTCGATGAGCTTCGCCTTCGTCATCGCGTTCGCTTCGTCCCGTGGGAGGCCCTGGGAGATCGCGAACTGGATCCAGGTGTCACGCGAGGCGGCACGTTTCGGCAGCGGCGGCGCGTCCGGCGGCGGCACGTCCGGCACCAGGTCCTCGGCGGGATCCGGGACGGTGCCGTCCGGGGCGCATTCGGTCAGGTCACCGCGTTCGATGCGCTTCTCGATGCCCTCGGGGAGAGCGTCACGGTCGAAGTAGACGACCGTTCCGCTCTCCCCGCGCAGGTGGATGCGGCTCACAGCAGCGGGCCGCCCAGAGCGTTCGACGGCAGCTGGTAGGCCCACAGCTTGACGCTGGTCGAGGCGTCCCAGTCCAGCGACAGCGACCCGTCCGGCTGCGTGAACCGGTCCGTGGTCAGCGTCGGCGACACGTACGTCCCACCGGCCGGGATGGTGACCACCAGGTCGCCGAGGGTCGACTGGGTGAAGACGGTGTTCTGCGGCAGCGGCGTCTGCGCGTTGCCGTTGACGTCCGGGCCGCTGCCCGACGCCCGCACAGTGATCGTGTGCGTGCTGGTGTCGCCGTTGGAGACGACGAGCATCAGGTGGTTCGGGCCAGGGTCGGCAAGCGTGTTGCCGTTCACCGCGTCAGGGGTCTGCCCGGCGCCCTGGCTGGTGAACGAGTCCGGGGCCAGGGTGACAAGCCCGGCCGCGATCGGGGTACGAGCGCCCATGAGGGAGTCTCCGTTTCCGTGGGGTGGGTGATCCTGCCGGCCTGCTCAGGCCGCGGGGCCTGGGTCAGATACCGGTCGGGCGCTGCACGCCGGCGACGGCGATGGCGTCGGGCCGGACGAGCTTCCCGCCGTAGACGTGGAGCCCGCGAACCGCGTCGCTGAATGACGTCTGGAGCCGCAGGGCTTCGGTCTGGACGATCTGCTCGCCGAAGGTGACCGCCATCGGGTGACCGGCCTGCACGACGTACGCGCCGTGGACCGTGTCGTACTCGACCGCGTTGTTGGAGACGAGGATGTTGAACCCGCCGACACGGCCGATGAACCCCTCCTGGAAGACCTCGGACGGCTGGCCCTGCATGTCGGTGACGCTGATGAACGCCTGGGTCTGCTCCAGCAGCGCTTCCGCCCACGCCGGGACGATGCAGTACCGGCCCGCCATCGGCACGTTGCTCTGGGTCAGCCGGACCTTGAGAGGCAGGATGACCTGCGTGTAGAAGTCGGCAGGGTGGGAGCCGGTGCCGCCGTACGGCTGCGGGGTCAGGTAGTTCCCCGACGTCAGAGACGAGGACGTCGCCGTGGTGCCCGGCAGCACGTTTGCGGCCGATACCCCGGTGTACATCGACGCGAGGTACTGGTCGGTCGTGTCGGCCAGCTTGTAGGAAGCCCTCGTTTCGAGGTATTCCTGCATGTCACCGGCCGCCTGTCGCCGGTCCACGTCGTCGATCTTGAACGCGAAATACTTCGCCTGGTCGATCACCAGGTCGAGCCCGGCGTCGTTCAGGTTCGCGTAGTTGATCGAGGCGTTCGGCGTGTAGTTCTGAATCGTCGGGTCACCAAACTGGGTGATCTTGACGACATTGCCCGGACCTGCGATTTCGCCTTCGTAGTCGTCGTTGACGACCATCGGCCCGCCGAAGACGAGGTTCTTCTCCAGCGCGCCGAGGATCATCGACGACCAGACGGCCGGCTTGAAGTTGTTGATGGCCATGCGTTCACTCCCTGGCGGGTACGCGAAAGCCCCGCGCAGGTCACGCGGGGCTCAGGTGGGTGGGGATGGGGGTCCCGCCGGGGGGAAAGCGGGATGGTTAGCGGTAGCCGCGCTTCACGCGCGGCTGGCCGACACCGAGATCGCGGAGCAGGCCCGCCTTGGCGGCTTCCTGGATCTCGCGCGGGGTGGCCTTGTCGACGTCCGCGTCGGTCCACTGCCGGTTGCCGCCCGGCTGGCCGTTGAACTCACCGCCGGACGACGTAGCAGGCGGCGCGGTCCGCTTCGGTGGCGTCGCCTTGTAGCCGGTGTTGGATTCGACCGCGGCCTTGATCGCGTCGGCGAGCTTGCCGCTGAAGTCGTCCGCGGCCGGGTCGAGACCGGCCAGCCGGTCCATGAAGGACCGCGAGTCGAGCAGCGCGAGCCCGTTCGCGTCGAGACCAGGCGCGGCGTGCAGGAGAGCCCGTTCCCGCCTGGCCTGGGCCAGTGCCGCAGCGGCGTTCGCTTCGGCTGCCTGCCGGGCCTGTGCGGCGGATTCAGCTTCGCGGCGCGCGTCGGCCAGTTCGGCGGCGAGCTTCTCCGGGGTGGGCGGTTCGTCTTCGGGCTTGAGACCCATGGCCTTCGCGAGCGCGTCGAGCTGCTTCTGCCGGTCGGCCTTGTCGGCTGCGAGCGCCTGCTGTAGCTGGGCCTGGGCTTCCTTGACCGCGGCGAGTTCCTGTTCGGCGGTCTGGCGGCGTGCCCGTTCGGCCTTGAAGTCGTCGCGGATCGCGGCGATAGTCCGGGCAGTGTGGTCGTCGGAGCCTGTACCAGGACCGGGGTTCGGTCCCGTGCCGGTGCTGTCGCCTGAGCCGGTCCCGCCGTCCGTGCGGCCACCAGTGCCGCTCTGGCCGGTGTTCTGGCTGTCTGCTTGACCGGTGCCCGCGCCGCCGTTTCCGGCGCCGGGGTCCTGGCCAGTCGTGCTGATGCCGCTGTCGCCCGGGTCACCTTCGCCGGACCCGCCGGCGACGATCCGGATGGGGCGGCCGTCTTTGTGGTAGCCGATGATCGCGCCAGGCGGCATCGACAGGGCGGTGCGCTTCATGAATGGGCCCTCCAGGAGCCGTTGGGGTATGCCCGGACCGGTCCGGGCATGAAAAAACCCGCCACGTGGGCGGGTGGTCAGAGGGTGTGCCGCGAGCCCATTCCGCGGCGGCCAGGCGGCTGATCCGCCCGCCGGAGTGCTCGGGCGTACAGCGCCGCGGCGATGGTCGGCAAGGCGAGGATCGGGGCTACGAGCGTGAGGTAACTCCAGATCACGGAGGCCTCCGTCCGGTCCGGGCGTCCCCGTACGATGCTGGCCATGGATGATCGGCTCCGGTGCCGTTGCGACCGCCACAGCCAGGTGTGCAACGCGGCCGCGACTCAGGAAGACATGCGCTGCGACACCTGCCGTGACCCCGGCTGCTCGTCAGGTTTCATCGCCCCGCCCGGCACCGAAACGCCCGGCATTGATCCAGCGGCCGAGGGATGGTCGCCGCTCGGGCATTTCCGCATAGACGGTCTCGTCTTCAGCGTGCCCGGAACGGATGCTCGCGGCGCTTCCAGCCGGCCTGAGTCATTCGCAGGCCTGTCGCTTCCCGGTGAGCCGCTGACGCTGACCGTGCCGCTGCCTGCTCGCGGCGAGCCCGCCGCCTGGCTTCCGGGCTCATAGCGGCCTGAGCGCGCCGTCCAGCGGCCCGCACGCGCCGCTCATAGGCCCGCTGCCGCTGGCTGGCCTGGTACACCGTGGCGGCCTGATCCATCGGGACAGCGCCGGTGACCTCTTCGGCGACGCCTGCGCCGAGCGGGAACCAGGCGCACCGGCAGTTCGGGTGCCGGAAACCAGCCGCCTTCGCCTCGTCGAGGGTCGGGTATCCGGCCGTGTGGCCGGTGAGCGACAGTGTCCGGCCGAGCCACGGCAGGCACGCCGGGCAGGTCCCCTCCGTGGAGTGCGTGTACACCTTCACGAGGTCGTATCCGGAGCGGATCATGGCCTTGGCCTGGAGGTCGTCCCACAGGTTCGCGACACCGGTCCGGGTGGCCATCTCCACGTAGGAGACGAGATTCCAGTGCCGTCCGGCCTTGTCGACGTAGCCGGTGATGCCCCGGTCGGCCAGCTGGTCGAGCGCGACCTGCGCGGCCTGGATCCGGGACAGGGACAGCGAGTTGGCGGGCATGCCGCCGCGGATCGACGAGATACCGGTCCGGACGGCTTCGTCGTACGGGTTGAGCCGGTCGCCGCCGGGCGGGAGCGCCAGCCTGCCGCCCGGCGGCAGACCAGGCGGCACAGGCGGTGGCGGCGCGTTCATCGCGGCTGTGGCCGCGTCGGTGAAAGCGTCGCTGGCTGATCCGATCGCGGTCTGCGTGGCGACGTCGAGCGGGGCCGTGATCGGGGCCGTGTCAGGCAGGGAGACGTTCAGGGCGGCTGCTGGGCCGGCGTCAGCTTGTACCCGGCCGCGTACCTCGTCGAGGGTGCCGCTGATCGCCTCGTCGAGGGTCACCCGGATCCGGTCGCGGGCCGCGGCGAAGATCGCGGCGGTCTGCTGGTACAGGCGACGGTTCGCGACGGCGGGAGGCAGCGCCCCTGCGGCTGCCTTCCGGGTCCAGTAGGCGACCGCCGCGACGATCGCCAGCTCGATCTGTGCGTAGATCGCCGCTATCGCGGCCCCGGCGGCCTGGGCGTGGTCTTCCCGGTCGTCGCCAGGTGTGCGGGGCAGAGGACTCGTCATCGCCCCTCCGGATGCGGAACGCCCGCCAGCCCCGCAGGTACACCGGCACGGACACGGCGGTCAGGGCAAGAAACCCGTACTGGCCGGTCACGACGTCGTACGGTACCCACGCGAACTGGGCGAGGATCGCGACCAGCCACCCGGCCGGCCGTTTCTGGGAGATCAGCGCCATCGAGCACAGCGACACGAGCGCGAGACCAGTCGATCCGGCTTCGGTCAGCACGACCGTTCGGTACCGTACTGGTCGCGGAACCATCGCAGGCAAGCCGCGATCCTGGCCGCCGGGTCACCGCCGCTGACCGGGGGTCTCACCGTGGACACGCTGCCCTGGACCGGGGCGGGACCTGTCCGGCGGGTCAGCCGCCGCCACCACCAGTTCACGAGTGGATGTTCCGGCCGCCTGGCACAAGCCGCGGCTTAGCGTCGAGGAGCTGCTTGTGGAGCTCGCGGAGCTGCCCCATGGCGTTGTGGACACCGAGCCGGACCGCATCTTCCCGCATCGCACCGATCGGCACCGTGAACGGCATGATCAGCGGGCCCTGCCCGAGCAGCGGATTCTTCATGGTGATGATCACCGTGTATCGCAGCGACGGCCCGACTGGGCCCATGACGGTGCTGCCGGCGTGGTCGTGCCAGAACTCCTCCCCCATCGCCCCGTCGTTGATGGCCTTGGCGACCCATGCGTCGAGCTGGTCGCCGATGTGCACGGCAGTCATCAGTCCTCGTTTCCGTAGCAGCAGGTGCAGTCGGGGTCGTTGCAGCGGGCGCACTGGCCGCGCTGGCAGTGGTAGCACTCGTAGTCGCCGGGACTCGCGGCCTGGACCTCGATGAAGCAACCGCCGTGGGACAGCAGCGCAGGCACAAGGTCGTCGTCGTGGCTGTGATCGGAGACGATGCCGCCGGTCGCGAACGGGCCCGGCTTGCGGTGGCTCATTGGATGGCCTCGCCGAGCTGGTCAGCGGCAGTGTGGAGAGCCCGCCACATCTCGTTTCGGACGTCGGGGCTCGCGTCGGCCCACCGTGACCGCATCCGGTCGGCCGCGTTGAGCAGGTCGATCGCGGCACGGAACCGGGCACGGGAGAACCACCAGCGGCGCGGGTAACCGGCCCAGGAGAAGCGGCGCCGGATCAGGCGGGCCAGTGCCACGTGCCCCCCTCGTGGCGGCGGCCCGTGCACAGCGGCGACGCAAGGCCGTCGCCGGGGTCGTCACCCTCGTCGTGGCGGGCGGCGTGGAAGAACACGCCGGACGGGTTGAGCACGCACAGGACCACCCGGCCCGGATCGACGTCGGCGACGACAGCGGCGCGGCAGGCGTGACCGTACTCACCGCGGGGCGTGCCGTAGGAGACGTAGTGGACCATCCGGGCGACCGTGGGACCGACCGTGAACCGGTGGCCGCTACTGGCCGGGCGGCCGGTGCGCAGCTCGCCGACTGCCTGCTGCAGCAGACCCCATGCCCTGATCGCCTTATCGGGCAGGCCGCTGGCTTCAGTCGCGGTGAGCTGCCGCATGAGGTCGTCGGCGCGGGTGATAGTGGAGATGAATCCGGCCAGGTTGGCCGTGTCTGGGTGGACATTGACCGGCACGTTGATCGTGCCGGGGTGGGCAGCCATCGGGCTGTTTCCTCCATGAGAATGTGACAGGGGTCACCCTGTATCGATATGGGGTAAACGCGACATCCCGACCTATGAGCCAGGCGTTACAACTCGGGGCGCACGGTCCGATGTGCTGAAATGACGGCGTGCCTACATGGATCAGGCGTCACCGCAGGGCTTTAGCCCGGGGCGCAGCTGTCATCGTCAGAAGAGTGTGGGCATGGGGCCGGCGCTACCGATGGCCCCTGGCATTCACAGGTGCGTTCGCCGTGTTCGCCGTGTTCGCCGTGTTCGTCTGGCTCGGCCCGCCGTGGCTGGATGCTTCACGGCTGAAAGCACTCACTCCGGTCCAGCGGGAGACCGCCATTGACGCGCTCCGTGGCCGGATGCTCCAGCTCGGCGCCGGCGTGGCAGCAGTTACCGCACTGGTGTACACGGCCCGGAACTTCAATCTGTCCCGCGAAAGCCACGTCACCGACAGGTACACCAAGGCAATCGGACAGCTCGGGTCAGATGCGCTCGATGTGCGGCTGGGCGCGATCTACGCGCTGGAGCGCATCATGATCGACTCGCCGCGCGACCATCCAACGATTGTGGAAGTGCTCGCGGCGTTTATCGGGGAGCACTCTCGCCTCTCAAGGACTCGCCAGGCAGAGCTTGAGGCGGCAGAAGAAACCGGTCTCATTACATCGGAGACTGACGTTCGAGCTGCCGCAACGGTGCTCGGACGACGGCCGCGAGGACGTGAGGAACGCGGTGATCTGATTCTTAGCGGCGCGTATCTGGCCGGCGCGACCCTGGCCGGCGTGAACCTGATCGGCGCGGTCCTCGCCGACGCGAACCTGACCAGGGCGTATCTGGCCGGCGCGACCCTGGCCAGAACGGCCCTCCCCAACGCGAACCTGACCAGGGCGTATCTGGCCGGCGCGACCCTGGCCGGCGCGTATCTGTCCGGCGCGAACCTGACCCGCGCGAACCTGACCCGCGCGAACCTGACCGGCGCGAACCTGGCCTTCGTGAACCTGACCCGCGCGGACCTGACCAGCGCGGACCTGACCAGCGTGACCCTGGCCGGCGCGGACCTGACCAGCGCGGACCTGACTGGCGCGAACCTGACCAGCGCAGACCTGTCCGTCGCGAACCTGACCCGCGCGAACCTGACCGGCACGAATCTGACCGGCGCGAACCTGGCTGGCGTCGAACTGCCACCTAGCGCGCTGGATAACCCCACGCTTCCCGAGCGGTTTCGTCCGTCCCCTCCTCTGAACGACTGACGGGATGAAGCAAACGGCGCCGGTACTGGACTTCACGGGCGTCGTCGAGCGCGTTATGCGACCGGACGCCAGGCATCGCCGGGAGGTGCGGGTCGCCGCGGCGTACGGCTTCCTGCTTGAGGTCGTTCGTCCACATCGGCATCCCGGCGGGCAGGCTGATCATCGGCCCGTACAGCTGGCACAAGACCACGTGATCGTAGGCGGCATACCAGGCCCACAGCCGCGGATCGGGTTCGGCAAGGATGAAGTCGCGGACCTCGACGGCGATCTGCTCGCGGTCCTTGACGTGCCGGTAGTCCGGGTGCGCCCGGTCCCACTCCCATTGCCAGCGGCTCCAGCCGTGCGCCTTCCCCCACGGCACCTGCTCGACTGTGACGGGCAGGGACGGGACGACGTTGACGCGGAGCCAGTCGTGGGCGACAGCGGCGGTGATTACGTCCGGGTCGGCGGTGACCGCGTAGTATTCGCGGCCGTCGTCGGCGACCAGGCCGATCGACAGGAACCGTAGCGGCTCGTGCGGGCCTGCCTCGATGAACTCGGTGTCGTAGTAGATGTCAGTCACGGCCGGGTGTCCCCCGCCGTGTCAGGGCACGCTGTGCCCGTGGCCGCGGGCACGTGGCCAGGGCGGCGCGGCGCGGCGGCGCTGATCCGCCAGACCGCTTCGGGTTCGGTCGCCATCGTCAGTACCGAATGCCCCGTCGCATGTCGTCCCGGCGCCGCTGGGCGCGGCGGTCGCGTCTGGCGGCCTTCCGGTCGTCGCGGGTCAACGCGACCGCCAGACCGCCGAAGAACAGCAGGAACGCCGCGTAGGCGACCGCGGCGGCTTCCTCGGGCGCGAGCACCAGCCACCATGACCACGTGACCTGGTGGGTCAGCTTGAGGTAGATGAAGATGAGCGTGAGGACTTCGGTGAAACCCATGGGGGCTGGTCGTTCCTTTCGGTCAGGTGGGCTGGTCAGCGTTTGCGGCGGTTCCGCCGCTTCGCCCGGTAGGGGGACTTGGTGACGCCGCGCCGCTTTCCGCAGAACGGGGCAGGCTGCTCAGGCGGCGCGGGTGGCTCAGTGGGCTGGCCCAGGAACGGCCACGCGATCTCGCCGGGCCACAAGTAGGCCATCAGTAGTTCCCGCCGTACGGCGGGAACGACGTCGCCTCCGTCGACGCGGCCGGTGTCCCGGAGGTCAGCGCGTCGTTGTCGGACACGAGACGCTGCCCGGGCGGGGCCGGATTTACGCCGACCGTGGTCGGGCCCTCGTTGGTGCCACGGAACGCGGCGACCTTCGCGGAGGCGTCGACCGGGCCGCTGTTCGGCACCCGGGACGGGACATGCTTCCCGGCTGGTGGCGTGGCGGCCATCAGCAGCCGCCCGGCATCGGCTCGCCCGCGATCGTGCGGGTCGGCTTCCCGCCGCCGGGGCCGTCGCCGTCACCGTCCTTCATGTCCACGTTCGGGCCCGGCGTCGGGGGCTTGGGTGCGTTCACGAACCGGACCGGTGTGGTCTTCCCGCCGGCCGGGGTGGTGGCATGCGCGCCCTGATTCCACCGGCCCGCTATCGCGCCGCTGGTGTCGCGGATGGTGGCGTTCGGGTCGTGTGAGGCGGTCGCCTTACCCATGGGTCACCTCCCTCTGCCGGCCGCCCGGCCAGCTGTCTTGCCCCCACGTGCGGCAGGCTTGCCGCCGCTTTTGGGGCCGGTGAGGACGTTCTTCGCGAACCGTGCTTGCGCCTGGGCTTTCGGCCCGTAGTCGCCGCGCAGAGCCGCGTTCTTCTTGCCGGCCGGGATCGGCTTCCCCGCCGGTACGCCGAGGGACTGATGGAGGCCGCCGGGCTGGAAACTGATCGCCCGCTGGCCACGCTTAGCCGGCTTGATGGTCGTTTTCTTCGCTGCGCCCATCTGGGTCACTCCTGGGTGGTGGTGCCGGGCACGTCCGGTGGGATGTCCGGCGGCTTGACCGTCTGCGCGAGCTGTTCGGCTTGCTCGGTGAAGTCCGCGGTTGACGTCATCGGCTCGGACACCATGACGCGGGCCCTGGTCGCCAGGTCCAGGCCGATTTCGCTGAAGATCCGGGAGACTTCCTCGTTCACCTCGTCCGTGGTCCAGTCCGGGTGGACCAGCGCGACGAGGGTCTGTTTGGACGCGGCTTCGGCCTGGGCGAGCAGGTTCGCGGTCGACGCGAGCTCGTTCTGATCGGGGAGCACGACAGCAGGGAAATCGATCTCGGGCCGTTCCGGTTCGACGGTGGTGTCGCCGAACATTTCGCGGCGGACCGCGAGGAGGCCGTAGAGGATGTCGCGGATACCGGGACGGCAGTAGAGGATCTTCTTGCCCCTGGTGGTCAGCGACCGCCGCTCACGCTGCTCAACTTCGGTGGCGGTGATCGCACCGGAACCGGCGTCGAACTCACCGAACGTCTGCCCGCTGTACCCGGCGCCCTGAATGATGCGGCCCACCAGGTCGGACGCGGTTTGGGCGTGTTCCTGGAAGCGGATCGCGAACTGGTTGGCCACGATGTCGCTGGTGCCGCTGGTGGCGAGCATCTGCATCGGCGTGTAAACCTGCCGGTCCGTGTCGAACACGGCACCTTCGCCTTTACCGATGTTGTCGAGGTACTGCTGCGGCACGATCAGCCGTGCTTTGGCGAGCTGCACGTCCCGCATCCACGACGAGTACGTTTCGTCGAGGCCGTCCATCAGCGTTTCGATACCGGCGTAGTCGGACCGGCCCAGCGGCGCGGCCTGCGGGCCGAGGTCACGCCACAGCCGGTTCGGGCGGATGTTCGGGATGTAGACGACCGTGCTCGCGTCCATCGGCTGATCAGGGAACGTGATCGCGTTGCCTTCGGTGAGGTCCCCGACGAACTGGCGTGTCTCCGGGAAGTCGGTCAGCGGGTACACCGTGCCGAGGTCCGTCTGATTCCCGACATAGACGCCGTGCAGGATCGTGTTCTGGCTGGGGATGTGCTTCTCCAGGTGACGCACGACCTCTTTGCCGTCGTCCGATAGCACCCGCCAGAAGGTGACCGCGACGAGCTTCCCGTACGCGAACTGCGGCACCGCCGAGTCACACGGAACGATGTCGATCCACGGGTACTCCGCGATATCGGTGTTCCACACGGTCCGCAGGAACACTCCCCCGAGCGCCGACGCCAGCTCACCGGCCTCCAGCAGCGTGGAGTGCAGGCCGTCGTCGAAGTAGTCGTCGAGCACCGCCTGATTGGCCGCCAGCTCTGACTTGACGACGAGGGGTTCGCTGAACAGCAGGTCACTGGACGTCTGGGCGATGTCACCCGCGATCGGCACGTGATACTTGGTGCGCTTCTCACCGGGCGGCACCGGCTGGCCCCAGAAAAACCGCGAGATCGAGCCGATGAGACCGCCGCGGAACTGGCCCGGCCGCGGAGTCGGCATGCCAGGCTCACCCGTAGTCGCGAAGTACGCGCGACCGGCTGGAGAGTTAGCGCCGAGGTTGTAGTAGGCCCAGCTCAGCTTCTGAATATCGCCCGAATACCAAGCGTCCCAGAGTCGTAGCTGATAGTTAATCGGGTCGTACTGTGGCGGCGGCCAAGGCTGATTGGTTACCGGCAACATGTTCATTGCGCGGTCGTCGATTGCCACGGGGCCGAATCACCCCGCTTTCAGTTCCTCCATGAGCTTCGAGCCCTTGCGCAGGTTGCACAGCTCGTGAGCCGGTCGGATGTTGTCGGCCGTGTGTGTACCGCCCCGAGAGAGCGGAACCACGTGGTCAAAGTGCAGGTCGTCGAACGATTCGATCGAGGCGCCGCAGAGATGGCAGGTCATCCCGTGCTCAACCAAGATCGCGGCGTAGTCCACCGGATCAACGGTGGTGGAGCGGATGGCAGCACGGCGCTTCGCGTTGCTTGCCCGCCTGCGCTCAACGTTTGTCCGCTGATACTCGCGGTAGTAGGCCGCGAGCTTGTCGCGGTTCATCTCCGCGTAGTGCCGTTTGTTGGCCGCTACACGTTCAGGGTTCTTGGCTGCCCAATCACGGCTGGCCTGGCGCGCGGCAGCGGCGTTTCGGGTGTAGTAGTCGCGTCGGGCCTCGCGGCGCTGCTCCTGGTGGCGCTCGTAGTTGCGCTGGTTGTACTCGCGCTGCTTCTCGGGGCTGCGCTGGCGTAGCTTCTCGCGCTCGGTCTCGACGTTGCGCCAGTAGGCGTCGCGCTTGTAGTGCTTGCGGCACATGCCGCGTGCGAGGTGAGGCTTATCGCAGCCGTCGACCGTGCACGTACGATCGGTCAAGCTGGCCTGCCTGTGAAGGGGTTCAGGTCGGCGATAGGTCCCCGTACGGTGCCAGCCGTGCGGGGATCGCCATGTCCGGAGTCGACCGTATCGGGCAGGTCGGACAGTCAGGCGGCGCGGCGCAGCCGCGGCTCCCACATCCCCTGAGTCGTTTTGATGCCGTACCGGAGGGCGTCGACGCCGTGGTCATCGACCTTGACCGGGACGTCCTCACCGCGCATCGCATGCTCGTCGGACC